TACCATCTATCTCCATTATTTACAAAGCTGTCCTGATCTTCTAAACCATCTGACATAAATCCGAATGGTGCCATGTCTTGTTCAATCTGATTTTTCTGCTCCTCATATAATCTTTTTCTAATATCATTATCAGTCATCTCCTTAAAATAATCTTGTGCAACTAACCATGCAAATATAACCAAACACATGGCCAAGTCATCATTACATCCCTCTTCTGCCTCAAATGAGTTGTGTTTTTGAGAGAAAGTAGTTAGTTCTGATATAATTTCATAATCCTTCACAAGTATTTTATCATCTTCTAATAAAGTTTTTAAGTTTGAGCATCCTAATTTCTTTACAGCAGCTGTAGTTCTGACACCCAACTGAGTCTTCTTACCTGAGAAACCTGTTCCAACTACCTGTCCAGCACGACCTCTCATTGATGCCATTAGTAAATTATCATATTCAAGATCATATTGAAGTATACTTGCAACCTGATCTCCAATATCATTTACTTCAATTAAAAGAAAAGCATTATTATATCCTTTTGCAACATCATGAATGATGTTAGGAAATAACATTGGTTTTACTTCATTGTTTTTATACTTAGCAACTATGTTATATGGAAAACTTGTTATATCAACAACTATAAATGCAGAATAATCATTACCTAATCCACGGGCGACATCAACCGTGATTAGATATTGATGATTAGGAATGGGTCTCTCATGTATATCTAAACCTGCGTTTCTAGTTATTGGATTCTCATATACAAGGTTTTTTAACTTTGCTGGATTAATAAGGGTATTTACAGATCCTAAAAACTCACACTCAAACTCAACTTTAAACTGTTGTTCTGAAGTATTTGAAATAGTTTGTTCTTTCCATGCTTCATCTCTACCCGGAACCTCTGACCAATGAACTTCCGTAGGTACATATTCATTCTTACCTCTTTCTGCGTCATGCCACATTCGGTAGAAATGATTCATACCTCGTGGTGTAGAAACTATGATGACTTTTGTGCTTTGTCCAGAAGA